ATGAAGGCAAGTTGTTCCAAATAACCACGTAATCTTCGGATTTGCAATAAGGCGCATTGTTCTTTAACCACAGCACCATTTGCAAATGACGCTCTGTGGGGTTGTGGATGGTATAGCCTATTCCATAGAACTCGCGCACGTGACAGCCATTCTTGGCTACGGCTCCAACCAGCCCCAACAGCAGTAACAGTATGAGCCAGCGCATGAATCATTGCCATATCCATAAAATGGTAAACGCACCCCACACAATAAAGGCAATAACAAAGGCCGCCGCAATGAATGCTTCAGCCCAGTCCCACATGATTAGGGTGTCTCAGGCCAAGCGATTGTCCAAGGAAAGCCAGCCTGAGAGGGCACATCACGCAAAGCTTGGCGGTATGTAGCCCATGCAGTTTTATCTGCGGTGCTGTCGGCAATCTGTGTCCAGTCGCAGTCTTTGAGCATTTCTGTACGTGAGGTGCGTATAGATTTGGCTTGCTCTGCGTCTTTGCTGGCTTTGTAAGCGACTTCGTCTGCTGCCGCTGTATCGCCTGTGAAGACAGGGCCAAGGATGTACTTGGTGTACCACTTGCCCTCTAATTCCTCTACGCCATCACGTTGGCTGTATTGGTAGACAGTGCCGCCTGATGCTTGTGGGCCTTCAAACACAATGTCTGAGTCAAAGCGATTAACCACTTCTTCGGTGATGCCACTCAGTGACTTGGCGTAGGTTTGAGCAACCCACTTTTCCCACTCGTGCTGAAGAAGCACTTGACCTGTTGCGCGAATTCGTATTTGCATGATTTTTCCTTATGCGATTGCCAAGAATATGAATGTGCCACCAGAGGCATTGATGGCAGATGGCGCAGTTGAACTAATTTCAAATCCTGCGCTGTATGTGTCTACGTAGTCAGTACCCGTGACTTCAGCGGCATTGCTGTTAAGCAAAATATATGGGTCATCGCCTGATGTAATACCACGAGCCGAATCCCAGACATACCAATCTCCACCACCAGAACTTGTACGTTTAATTAAAACAAACCTTGCACCCGATGTAAAACCACAGTTAATCTGTAGTGTTGTTCCTGTGCCTGTGTATGAACCTATTTTACTTACACCAGCGCAGGTTGCAAAGAGGTAGGCAACGTAAGTATCTCCACTGTAATTAACGTAATTGTTGTCTACGGTAAATGTAGTAGACGTTGGAGTTGTGTTGTTCCAAACCGATGTGCCTTGAGAGCTATCAGTAGTATTTAGGAACAAAGCCTTGGTATTACCAAGAGGTGAAGCGTATACAACCCAATACCCTACAATGCCACCCGTTTCTGATCCTGCTCTTCTTTTAACAATATATAACTCAGGCACTGCCGCCAAGTTATGCGTCACAGTTCTTGCTACCCCCGTCCCTGTGTAGCAAACTATATCAAAATAGCCGGGGGCACGGCGAAAAACATCACCTACGCGAGAAGTAAAATTAAATACAGTATCGCTATTAACACCAGTTTGAGCATCAAAATTTGGAAAAGCGCCAGTAGTTTCTGTGGCAGTTGATGAAGTTCGCAATTCGTTATCACCGCCGCGCAGACGGTCATAAAAATACGGCCCTCCACCGGCAGGAAGTAAATAAAGTAAAAGATCAGTTGTAATTGCAGATGAAAAAACACTTGTATTTGCAACAGTTACGTTATTTCCAAAGTCAGCGTCAAACACACTTGTACCCGCAGTTGGCACTTTCATCGGGCCACGGCGTATGGCTATGTAGATGAATTGATCTGACGCGTTAACACCAGTTAAACTAAAGCCTGTTGAGTTGGTTGCATAGTTAAAGCCCCCACCTTCTACGCTTGTCAAATTAGGATAAAGTACTTGTTGTGCCACGTTATCCGCAGTAAACCCACGCATATTGTCATATATTTGCCAATCAGTAGCAGAGTTAGTGCGCTTAGTAAAAATCCACTGAGGTTCGTATCCAAGACTGACTGTTGCGTTGCCAGAACCATCACTGGTAAACCCACCACACGAAATCACGTTGTCTGTACCTGAAGTACCAAAGCCTCCTGCGTCATGGGCGAATAGGTAGGCAACGTAGTCAGTTCCATTTCCATTATTAGAAGCACTACTGGAAACTGTAAATTCAGTAGACGTAGGGTTTGTACTGTCCCAAATTGTAGAACCTGTAACCACGGCATCTGTTCTATTAAGATACAAAAAACTTGTTGCTGGTGCAGCAAGCCCTCTGTGCCATACTCGCCACTCACCGGCTGTTGAAACTGGCTTGATAATCATGCAGCCCGGCACAACGCCAAGGTTGTGCGCAACGGTTCTTCCAGCAACACCATTACCTGTATAAGTCACAATATCAAAAAACTTTGGTTGCTCTCGGAATGTCCATGAGACGTAGTTTTCTGTGCTTGCATTTGTATTGGCGTATGACCCAAGGCTAAACCCCGTGGAAGTGAACGCAGAGACAACAGTGGCATCAACGTCCTCAGCATTCGTGTTGTTAGAGAATAGTTGTTTTCCTGCACCCCTAGCCGTATCGGTAAGAGAGTGTGCAGTACTGGGTGCGCTACGCTGTTTAATCCAAACTAGCCCGCCTTTTGTAGACAAATCAATACTATTGGTGATGGTCTGTGTAGAACTGTTGCCTGCATAAAGGTATGTGCTGAACACTTCTTCAATGAAGTTGGGTATGCCGCCGCCTGCGCCTTCGCCCAGTAGTAGTTGCTGTGTTGAACTCATATTAGGTCACATTTCCTGAAACGACAACGAGAGTGCTGGTGATGAACAGAGCAGTTGCTACACCTGCCGCCGCCAAGGTCATCGTGGCTTTGTCAGTGAATGTGCCTGCAATGTACGCCGTTGTGATTGAGCAAGTGATTGTTGCTGTGCTGGCAGTGTTGTTAAAGATGGTGACAACGTCACCCGCCGCAAACGTAGCATCAGGAATCACAATCGCACCGCTTGTGCCAAGCTCAATAAATTCACCAACATCACCTACGGCAAGTGTGTAACTTGCTACTTTAGCTGAACCAGACTGTGGGACTTTGAGATAGCCAACTTTGTTTGTGCCGTCAACTGTGCAGTTACTCAAAACACCACTTGTGGGCGTACCAAGTAAAGGTGTGGTTAGCGTTGGTGATGTAGCAAACACCAATAGACCGGATCCGGTTTCATCTGTAACTGCGGAGGCTAAGTTTGCAGAAGATGGTGTGCCTAAAAATGTTGCTACGCCAGCGCCAAGAGAAGTAATGCCTGTGCCGCCGTTAGCCACGGGGAGAGTACCCGTAACATTGGTAGTTAGACTGGCAAATGTGGTTGAAGTCGTTCCTGTACCACCGTTGGCAATAGCTAACGTACCAGCAACAGTAACCGCGCCGGATGTAGCAGTTGAAGGGGTTAAGCCCGTAGAGCCAAAGCTAATAGTTGTAACGCCATCCGCCGTACTAGAAGCCACCTTTACATAATCCGTACCGTTGTAGTACACAAAACACTTCTCACCCACAGCAACAGTTACGCCCGTCTGACCAGCAGCTTTGAATGTTACGTCGCTGGTAGCGCCTGCGTGATCCACCATGTACAGCTTGCTGTAGCTGGGGCCTGTGATAACTTTGGTAACAGTTTGTGTGCCGGTGATGCGAATCACCATGTACTGGGCTGTGGTAGTAGTTATCGAGTTTCCTGACGAGCTACCCGTGGTGTTAGCCAAAGTAATAGCACCATCATTTGCAAAAGATAATGTGCCCGCAATGGCAATGTCCACGTAATCAGTAATACCGTAGTTGACTGTGTCGCCCCATGTGCCAGAGAGCGTACCCTGTGTCGGGGTGACTAAGCCCAAAAGAGTCGTCGTTGCTGCCATTTAAATGCTCCTAGTTCGTTGCAACAGCAGTCCAACCTGCCGTTTGCGTGTTACCAATATTCTGCCAGTTTGCGGTCTGTGTGTCATCTATTACTTCCCAGAAAGGCCGTCCGTTTACTGTGTCTGTACCCGTTGCCAACTCATTGATAGACGCAATAAACGCCGCTGCCGCTGCCAAAGTGTCTGCGCTCGTTGCGGTTTCTGCTACTGTCCCTACAAAAGTCGCCGCTGCTGTAACCCCATCTGTTCCCGTTGCACTCTCAGTAACCGAAGAACTCAATGTAAGCAATGAATCAACGGCATCCGACCCTGTCGCTGTCTCTTGTATATCACCAAACAACACAAAACTAGACGTTACCTCATCTGTACCAGTCGCAGTCTCGTCAACCACCGCCGCGTACACAGGAACACTCGATACCGCATCCGTCCCAGTTGCCGTCTCCGCTACGGTTGGGTTGTACGTTAGTAATGCCGTTATTGCATCGCTACCCGTACTTGTCTCAGTAACTGCCGCCCCAAACGCTGATCCGGCTAAAACATCGTCTGTTCCCGTTGCCGTTTCTGACACAGATACGCTAATTGTCAACGTTGAAGTCACCACATCCGTGGCAACCGCTAATTCACCAATCCCGCCCCAAGAGTTGTACCCCCAAGCGCTCTCGCCCCAGCCCGTGCCCGCTATTACCGCATCGTATACTTCACCACCTACTGTTGCATCTGTACCTGTAGCAGTCTCGGTAACACTGGCCCCTATGTCTATAACCGAGGAAATCGCGTCTGTTCCTGTGGCCGTCTCTACTACCGTAGCAGGGTATAAAGGCGCTCCCTCTATAACATCTGTACCCGTTGACGTTTCAGTTACTGCCGGAAAATACGTTGGCAATGCTGTTATTGCATCTGTGCCTGTACCCGTTTCGCCAACTGAAGCATCAACACTGAGTGCCGATGTAACTGCGTCTGTGCCGGTAGAGGTTTCGTCTACGGAGCTAGTGAAGGCGGTAAAACCACCCCAACCACTGTCGCCCCATGTGCCGGAACCCCACGCGGCCATATTATCCTGCCAAGCTGAATGTGTAAGTCACAGACAAGGTGTCGCTGTTCACCACAGAACGGTCACCGGGTGAGCCAAAGTCAGCCGCAGAGAACAATGTACCTGCTGTACCGCTCTTAGCACTACCGCTGGTCAGGAACGCCCCGCCCACAGTTGTTGTGCCATTAATGTTAAACACGGCTGGTGAAGCTGAGTTAGTCACTACAGAGGGATTGGCTGTTGTTGCAGCTACAAACGTAACAGACACACGGGTTGCATTGCTGTAAGCCACAACTTCAGTCCAGCCCGCGTGGGAAGACATCGTATCCGCTGCCGCAGGTGTGTTTGATGAACCAGCACCGTACAGACCAAGATACCAAGTAGTAATTTGTGCTGTTGAAGTCAAGGCAGTGCCAGCCATGTAAGCCAGACCCACATTGACTACCAAGTTTTTAGACTGCGCTTCCCACTTTAGGTTGCCGTCTTTGTCATGGCATTTGATTTCAAATACGCCGGTCGCCTTTGCGTCCTCACCGGATTTAGTGTTACAGGTCAGACCACTAGAAACAGTGTCAGTGGCTTTAAGTTTTTCGGTGGTC